TCCAATATATCCCTAGCGTCGACGACCCACAGGCGGCGCTGCAGCGGCCGTTTGAAGAACTCGTAGAGACCACGTGACATGAGCGAACGAACGCGGATTATCCACCAGTCATCGACATGGGTGAACAGCCATAACACAGTATTTACACAGGTGATCTACAGTACAGGAGATGACGGAGCAAGCGGGGCGTCCGCCGTCTACATGATCCACCACATGGCCCGCGACTACGTGGGCGAAAGGTCGGGAATCCATGACCACGATTTATAACGAAATCGAAAGGCAAATAGCATGAAAGTCGTATACATCGCAGGACCATTCCGCGCAGCTACCGCGTGGCAGGTTGAACGAAACATACGTGCAGCCGAGGAGCAGATTCTGTACGTAGCGGAAATGGGAGCCTCGGCGCTCTGTCCGCACACAAACACCCGGTTTCTCGACGGAACGATGACGGGCGAATATTGGTTGGCTGCGACCCTCGAACTCATGCGGCGCTGTGATGCCGTGTTGCTCGTTGGAGACTGGGAGAAGAGCGCTGGAACGCGTGGCGAGGTTGCAGAGGCTGACGCGCTCGGCATGCCTGTATTTGCAAGCCGATCCGATCTAGCGCTTTGGATCGCATCTGATGCGTCCAGTCAATGACCGCGTTTCTGGCGGTCGAGGAAGGGACGTAGTGGCGCGGTGTGGCCGGAGACACACGCCTCCGGTTTTTCGTGGTAGAATGATTGATATAGCAAGTATTGACACATTGGTTAATTGAGGTCGAAAGAATGGCGCATTCAAAAACCAAGCGCAGCGACAAGCGAGGCATCGAGGGCCGCGAACGCCACACGCAGGCGCTCGAACTCCGCAAGGCCGGGTACAGCTACCAGGCCATAGGCGAGGTCATGGGCGTGACGGCGCAGCGCATCCACGCTATGGTCATGCGGGAGCTGGTCGACATCAACGAGACCCTCGCAGAGGCGCGGGAGTCCGTCCGACAGATGGAACTGGAGCGACTCGACAAAATGCTTGCTGCACTAGATCGGGGCATTTGTGATGGTCAGGCCGACGCGATCACCACGGCGCTCAGAATATCGGCCCAGCGCTGCAAGTTGCTCGGTCTCGACGCCCCCGCGAAAGTAGAGGTCACAGACACCACGCCCCGATTTATCCTTCCGGAGAACGCGGGAACAGCGGGAACAGATCTTGAGCCGAGCGCGTGACATTGATTTGCGGGAGGCGGTGCTGCCGAAGTTCGCGCCAGCTCTCGGGAATACCAGCCGTTACCTGATCCTTTACGGCGGCTCGGGTTCCGGCAAGTCGGTTTTCGCGACACAGAAAATCGTACTCCGCTGTCTGGCGAGTCCACAGCGGTATCTCGTGATTCGCCGCGTGGCCCGGACCCTGCGCCAGTCTGCATTTGCCGAAATCAAGGCCAGAATCTACGAATGGAAACTCTACGGGTCGGTGAAAATCAACTCCACGGAGATGACGATCACGTTCAAAAACGGGAGCGAGATTCTCTTCGCGGGCGTCGACGACGTGGAGAAACTGAAATCGATTACCGGCATTACCTCGATCTGGATCGAAGAGGCAACGGAACTTGGCGAAAATGACTTCATCCAGATAGACCTGCGCCTTCGTGGTGAAACACTGCACTACAAGCAGATCATCCTGACCTTTAACCCTGTGAGTCATCTGCACTGGCTCAAGCGGAGATTTTTCGACGACATAAGCCCGAAGGCCACGGTGATCAAGTCTACGTTTCGTGACAATCCATTCGCGGGCGACGAATACGAAGAGCTTTTCCAGGAGATGCAGCGGTACAGCAAGTCACTGTACCGCATCTATGCAGACGGCGAATGGGGCATCCTCAAGGGCCTGATTTTCAACCCGCCGGAGGTGATCGCGGCCTTCCCTGATCGATTCGACATGGATGCGTACGGCATCGACTTCGGCTTCAATAACCCGACGGTGATCATGCACGCTGGCTTTAAAGACGTGGACTGGACCCGGCGCACGGGCAGCATCTACGTCCGTGAACTGCTCTACGAAAGCAACCTGAGTAACACCGAGTTGGGCGACCGCATGCGCGCCCTGGGCATCGCGAAACGAACCCCGGTATACGCAGACGCAGCGGAGCCAGCGAGGATCAAGGAGTTGGCACGGGGCGGATTCAACGTGATCCCTGCAGCAAAAGGCAAGGGCAGCATTTCTGCGGGAATTGCCTTGATCCAGTCACTTATGGTATATACTACACCAGATAGCTCAGACTTTATATCCGAGATGGCAACGTACTCATGGGAAGAGGACCGAAACGGCAACAGCCTAGACACCCCTGTCCCGCTGAACGATCACGCTATTGACGCGCTGAGGTACGCAGTATGGTCCACGATGAAAAAACGAGTACGAAGCATACAGGTGCGATGATATGAGCGATTTGAAACTCTGTTACGAAACCATGGCGAGCAAAAACGCCCAGCACAGTATGCTGTGGCGGTATTACGACGGCGATCACCCGATTTCGTTTCTGAACGAGAAATTCAACCAGGTCTTCAAAAACGGCGTCGTGTTCAAGAAAAACTGGTGCCCCGTGGTTGTGAATACCAGCCGCGACCGGCTCAAGATCCAGGAGTGGCTGCACGAAGACGCCACAGCCTCCGAAGCCATGGGCAAGATCTGGAAGCGCGTCCTCAGGCGCATAGCTACCGATGTTACGGTCTCCGCCCTTGCCACAGGCGAGGGGTATATCGTGGCATGGCCCGGCAAGGACGGCCAGCCCAAGGCGTACTACCACGACCCAAGGCAGGTCCAGATCCTCTTTGAGGACGACGACCCGGACACCCCGAGGGTGGCGGCCAAGGTCTGGAAGTCCACGGCGGACAACGCCACGTACCTGAATCTGTACTACACCGATAGAATCGAGCACTACTATGCTAAGTCGTCGGACATGGATTCGTCGCACGCCTGGTCTGCTTTCAGGCCGACGGACAACCCCGTGGAGGGCAACCCCTACGGCGTGATCCCCGTGTTTCAGTTCAGGCCACAGCGGCGGACCTTGGCGGGCGAACTTACCAAGAGCGTTTTGAGCATTCAAGACGCGCTTAATAAGCTGCTTAACGACATGATGGTCACCTCCGAATACGCCAGCTTTAACCAGCGCTGGGCAATTGGCAATTTTGACAACGATGCGCCGCTTCCGATTGGGCCGGGAACCACGGCGATGATCCCGCCCGGCGTAGAGGGCGAGCAGGCGGCATCGACGGGCGTTTATCCATCCTCGGGGCCTGGGAACTACCTCGAATCCATGGGGGCGCTGACCAACGACATAGCGGCGATAACTGCAATACCACGTCACTACTTCGAGGGGCAGGGCGCGAATATCAGCGGCGAGGCCTTGCAGACCATGGAGGGGCCGTTGGTCGCAAAAGTATTAATGTACCAGGACAGCTTCGGCGAGACGTGGACGAATCTTATGTCGTTTATGCTGGGCATAGAGGGGATCGCCGCCGAGGCCGACGACATCGAGTGTATATGGGCAGACCCCCATACAGTACAGCCCCAAAGCCTGGCGCAAACCCGCTTAATCAACACGCAGGCGGGCATTCCGATTATCAACCAGCTTCGCGACGAGGGCTGGACGGCGAAGCAGCTCGACGAATTACGGACAGATGCCGGGTCCATGCCGCAACCCGCGCAGGGGGGGCAGTTTGGGCAACCCGCGCAGGCAGCGGCTACACTGCCCCGCGTGGCATCGCCTGAGGAAGCCGCGCCCCGCTTTGAGGCCATCGTTAAGACGCCAGACATCGCAGGCGAGATCGCCCGGAGCGGCATGCTGACACGGGCAATCAACCGTAGGAATGCCAACTGATGGCCTTCGCAGTTGAGGACATCGCGGCGGCAATTGCCAGCCTCGGGATCTTTGACCCCGGCGACGGTGCCGCGCTGGCCGCGTATCTATTTCCGCAGTACGCGGGGCAGCGGGACGACCTCGTGAAGGCGCACTACGACACGCTAATAGCACAGATCACGGGGCAGGTGTCTCAGGACATCCTGGACCGTGCATCGAACCTAGCCGAGACCGCAGCGGACAGCCTGCTGGCCACCATGAGCGCCGCCGATTTAAACACGATTGGCGAGAAAATTGCAGCAGGCATGGAGGCTGGACTCAACCCACGCGACATTGCCCGAAACCTGCAAGAGGTGCAGGGGCTCGACTCCAACCGGGCGGCGCAGTTTGAGAAATTCAAGGCTGGGCTAGAGGCCTCCGACATGACCGACGCGCAGATCGCCGCCGCCGAGGAACGCGAATTCCAGCGGCTGCTTGCGGAACGCCGCCACACCATCGCCAGGACCGAGGCGTCTAAGGCCGTGAACGAGGGCGATTTTCTGGCCGCAAAAAACGACGGCGGCAAGTACAAATACTGGCAGACGACGGGCGACGAAAGGGTTAGCGACGAGTGCCAAGGCAACGAGGCCGAGGGGCCGATCCCAATCGATCAGGAGTTTTCCGGGGGAGTGCAAACCGCGCCGCAGCACCCCGGTTGCCGCTGTTCGGTTTCATTCATCGACGATCCATCTGCCCTTGATCTATTCAAGGACATCACTGATAGAGGGGCGGAGCGAACCGCCACAGCAAAGGAGAAAGCTAAAAATGGGTAGACCTCGCAAATACCCCCTTGACACAGACACTACTACTGTGGTAGAGTCGGAAAAAGAGACGCAGAGCTTGGTAATTGACATACCTCCTCGCCTCCGGGTTGATCTGCTCGTGCTGAGTAGGCAACTCAAGAACTTGCAAAACTTTGTGGACAGGTTGATTCAGCGCGAGCGCGCAAAATCAGTTTGATACTGAAGGCGTGTAGCTTAGTGGAAAAGCGCCGTATTAAGTCTTTGGTCAGCCCGTAACCAGCCGGGCCGCTAAAGCAACGGATACGGAGGTTCGATTCCTCACGCGCCCATCAATATTTGAATAGCACGAAGGTCTTCGCTTTCACGAGTTAACGCCCGTAATTCATCTCCCCGATGGATTGCGGGCGTTTTTGTTTAACCCCGAGGAATGAAAAATGACGACGGATGCAACGACCGCCGGGACGCCCGAGGGAGCCGTGACTGGTACACCCGAGGCCAAGCCCGGCGACGCGACTACCCCGACAGAAACAAAAACGACCTTTAGCGCAGACGACGTGAAATCGCAGGTATCTGCGGCGGTCAACGCGGCGCTCAAAGCAGAGCGCGACAAACAGGCGGCTCTGCTTGCAGACGTGACGAAAGACAGCGAGTCGAAACTCGCCGAACTCACGGCACGGTCGGAACAGGCGCAGCAATTCGCGGACTTCGTGTCCGAGGCCAGCGCCGCCGGAATCCGAAATTTGAAGGCGGCGTACAAGGTCGCCAAAGATGACTACATCAATAGCAAAGGCAAGTTAGACCTTGCCGGTTTTCGCAAAGACAACCCCGAATTTTTCGCCTCCACTCCTGACGCCAACGCTGGCGCTGGGGCCGGGCATCAACACAAAACGGGCGGAATGAACGCGGCCATACGGGCAGCGGCAGGCGTCCGATAAGGTAGCAAAACATGGGATTTTCCGACCTGATTTCACGAGCGAATGCCTCCGCGCTGATCCCCGAGGAAGTGTACCCCGAGATCATCAAAGAGACGCAGGAAGAGTCTGCCGTTATGCGCATGGCAAAGCGCCTGCCGAACATGAACCGCTCCCAGGAAAGGCTGATGGTTTCCAGCGGCTTGGCCGACGCGTTTTTCAATGATGGTTCTGGCGCTGACAACGCGCTGGCGCAAACCACCTCCAGCGAGTGGGCGAATCGGTACATTGATGCAGAGCGAATCACCGCTATCATCCCCATTGCAAAATCGGTGATTGCCGATACCGCCTATGACATCTGGGGGCAGTGTCGCCCGCAGATCGTCGGGGCCATTGCCAAGCTGGTTGACGCCGCCGTGATTCACGGAACGAACATTCCCTCTTCCTGGTCGACGAACCTTGGCGAGACCGGCACCGCCCGCGCAGGCCTTGTCGCCCGAGCCACAGCCGCCAGCCAGACGATCAGCCTTGCCTCGTACGCCGACATGTACGAGGCGCTTCTCGGCGAAACCGATGCGGGCGCGGATGGCCTCGCCATGTTGCTGGAGGCCGACGGATACATGGTGTCGGGCTACATCGCCCATACTTCCGTCAAGGGCAAGCTTCGTAACACCCGCGACGCCAATGGCCAGCCGATTTTTCACTCGGGCCAGCAGATCGGGACCTCTTTTGCCACGGGCTTCATCGACGGTGCCCCGGTCCTGTACCCCCTGAATGGCAGTATCAGCGCGGCTTCCGCGTTGGTCGTCGCCGGTCAGTGGGATAAGCTGGTATACGCCATTCGCGAGGATCTCACCTTCGAGATCGGCACCGAAGGCGTGATCACCGATTCCGGTGGCAACATCATTCACAACCTCTGGCAGCAGAACATGGTGGCGCTCAAGGCCACGATGCGCCTCGGGTTTGCGCTCCCCAACCCCATCAACCAGATGAACGAAACCGAACTCACGCGCTGCCCGTTTGCAGCGCTGACTGCATAGTACACTTCAACAGTCGCATAGCGGCGTAAATGGAGACAGAAACATGGGACTTTTCCCCAAGGCACTGAGCGAATATCTGGCGATCACGGGCATTCCGCGTGGGCCGAATTCGCAGGTTTTTATTGTCGACCCCCAGAGCGGGAGCGATAGCAATTCCGGCAAGTCGCTGTCGAGTCCGCTGCTCACCGTGGCGGCGGCGTACGCGTTGTGCACCGCGAATCAGAACGACTGCGTTGTGATGATCGGTGGGCCTACCGCTGATTACCCCTCGGCGTCAATCGCGTGGAGCAAGGCTTACACTCACCTTGTGGGCTGGTCTGCGGACCTTCCCGGCGTTGGCCAGCGCTGCCGAATCGTGGGTAATGCCACCAACGATCTGGACACGATTATCACCATTTCGGGCGATGGCTGCATCTTCCGAAACGTGCAGTTTTTCCAGGGCAACGACGCCGCCGAGGATTCCAGCGCGGCGGTGGTTTCCGGATCCCGGTGCCACTTCCAGAACGTGTTTTTCGCGGGCATGGGCCACGCCACGGCGGCGGCACGTGCAGGCAGTTACAGCCTTGGCCTGAGCGGCGCGGAAAACACCTTCGTTCGCTGTACCATTGGCCTGGCGTCGATGGCCCGGACCGCCGACAACACCGAATTGCTGATGACCGGCGAATGCAACCGTAATAAGTTCATCGGTTGCGAATTCGTGGCTTGGGCCAGCCGGGCAGGCAAGCTGCTCGTTACCCTGGACTCCACGGCGGTACCGTACACGCTCCAATTCGAAGACTGTTTGTTCGACGTGTTCAAGTCGAATAACGGCGCGACCGGCACGGCGGCCAACCACGCGATCAGCGATGGCGCGACCCCGTACCACGCGATTGTCCTGCGTGGCGACTGCCAGCTTATCGGCATTTCCGCGTGGGCGGACCCCGTGACCTACACCCTCCAGGCGTTGCCCGTGCCCCATGCGAATGGCGGTATCAGCATCGTAGGCGCTTAGGCCATGGCCGAGAAACTGAAAAAGGCCGAGGCTGACGCCAAGGCCCCCGACAACGATCACAACGTGGTCAGCAAGGAAGAAGGGGATCGAATCTCCGCCATCCTGCTGGCAAACTGCTAACCCACGAAAGGGCCAATGTAATGGCTGGAAATATTGCGACAACCCAAAATGGCCGACTGGTCATTGAATTTACCGGCGAGACATCGACGGACGGCGGCGGCATCGCGTCGATTGCGAACCCCGAGGGCGCGACCCTGCTGATCGTCCAGAGCACGCTGTATGTGTCGGCGAACAGCACCGGAGCGGCAAACCTGGACGTTGGCATAGGGGCAGCTGCGACGACCGACGCCACGGACATCATCAGCGCGCTGGCGATGGCCGCTGCCGAGGGGGTCGTATACAACGGCCACGCCCGGCAGAACACCGACAAGACCGCGATCACCGCGCCTGCGCTGTGGACCTCCAGTAATTTCCTGAACCTGACGGGATCTGCCAGCACGGCGGGCCTCGCGGGGAAACTCATGATCGAGTACGTCCGACTCTAGATCCTCCATCCCCACACCCCCCGCGCCGTTGCTTTCTCTCCTTGGTTGGCGGCGCGGGGCACCCCTAAAATCAGAGGCGACACAATGGCAGTTACAACGGATCAAATCGCGCAGGTACGGCGGATGGTGGCGGAGCCTACGTCTGACACGTACAGCGACGACGCGTTCCGCACCGCCATTGCGGCGCGGGCCTGCCGTGACAGCCGTGGCATAGAGCCCACGTATCTGGACTTCACCACGGACCCGCCGACCTACACCACGAACCCGAGTTGGATCGAGACATACGATCTCAACGCGGTGGCCGCCGATATCTGGAACGAAAAGGCCGCTGCCGTGGCCTGTGGTCACGATTTCTCCGCTGATGGTGCCAGTTATTCGCTGTCCCAGAGGTTCGCGCAGTACAGCAAAATGGCGCAGAAGTACAACAGCCGACGGCGTCCCGGAAGCCTGCGCGGCGTTTCCAGCCAGCGCGAACTCGTGGCCTCCGAGGGCGGGTATTCGGTGGTCGAGACAACGCCGATAATCGACCGATACAACGACGACGGAGTGTTTAACAATTGACCTGCCTGACGCCAGATTTTGCCAGCCTTCGGGTTGTTGCGGAAAGCACGTTTTTCGACGCGTGCGAAATTGGCACCGTGGCAGCCCACACGTGGGGCAGCGCTGACACCACGGCGGGGACGGTGACATTCGGCGACGCCATGGCTTGCGGGTTTAACCCCGCGAATCGTGGCGAAACCAAAGACGGATCGCAGGCCCCGGACCTTGACGCCACACTGCGCCTTCCGATAGGCACTGTGGTAGATAACGTTTCGCGAGTGCGAATCACGGAGCGAAACGGAGAGGCGATTACCGCCGAACTTTACAGCGTGGAGGGCCTGCCGCAGCGCGGGCCAACAGCGCTTGTCCTTGGACTGAAACGAATCACCGGGAATTCCACCCGGTAGGAGCAATGTAATATGAGCCTGTCCTCTCCCCTGATCAAGTTTGGTATCACGGCCAGCGAAGTGCTGACCGACGAATCGTTGTCAAGCACGGCCAAAACGGTTACGCACTCCGCGTTTGACGAGAGCGTAACCCCGGACCCCGCGACGATAATCAGCGAAGACGTGTATGCACTCAGCGGTGGCGCGGCCACCATTGACCTGCGGGCGCTGTACACCGTGGCAGGCGGGTCTGGCGACGGCAATGGGCTGAAAGTGCAGGGTTTCTATTTCAAGAACCTTGGGGCCAACGCCATGACCATTGTCGCCGGTGCATCAAACGGCTACCTGATCTTCGGCACGAGCGGGAGCGTAGTAGTACAGCCGAGCGGCGGGTTCAGCATGAACTTTCAGGATGCCAGCGCTGATATCGATGACACGCACAAGACCATCGACATCTCTGGCACGTCTGCACAGACCTTCGAAGCTGGCTTTATCCTTGGCTAAGTCCTCCGTCACCATACGCCCGAATAAAGGCGCGATCAAGCTGCTTCAAAGCGTGGCGGATTCCGACGTGAAGACCTTCGGACAATTGGCCCTTGGCGAGTCCCGCCACGTCTGCCCGGTGGCGGAGGTGCTTGGCGGAACGTTGAAAAACAGCCTTGAGATGGAGGTGGAAAAGCCGAAATCCATTGTGCTTCGAAGCCGTACCGGGTACGGCGGCTGGGTCCACTTCGGGACCTCGCGTATGGTTGCCAGGCCGTTCTTTGCCTGGGGAACCGATGCCGCGATCCCGAAATTCGTGGCCTTCATCAAAGGCAGGAACAAATACCGTGGTTGACAAGCTGGAAATATTCCGTCAGTTTTTGCTGGAGCCGAGCGCGCTTACGTCTGCGCTGGGCGGCGATTACGTCACGGTGAACCGGCTTCCTCCTGGCTTCGACAACACGCACCCCGCGATCCTAGTGATGCAGGAGACCGGCGGCGCGCACGTGGCGGGCGGAGAAGTCAGCGACGTAGTGATTTGTCGTTGCTATGGCGGCAGCGATTTAGACAGCGACGCCCGCGTTGTTTTCCGGGCCCTTTATGACCGTTGCCTGTTGCCGGGACCAGACAGCCCGATTAAGCAGGTGTTCTATCAGAGTGATTTTTTTGGCGGGGACGATCCGGTAACGGGCTGGCCCTCTTACGTTGGACGGTTCACCGTCTACATGGAGAATTAGACATGGCTTCGAATTTCATCCGGCGGGTATTGATCGCCACGGCAGCCGAGACCACGCGGCCCACGGCCCCGGCGCTCGGCTCCAATATCAGCAGCGTATCGGGCTGGTTTTCCCTGGGCAGCCGCGCCCGTGGTGATGATGGCGACCTCGACGGCGACCGGATCGACGTGCCCATGTTCACGGAGTACGGCGTGATCCATCCCCCGCAGGCCATGGTGCCGACCGATTACGTCGCAATGCAGAACGGTCCAGACGTTTTCGACTTCGTGGCCTACGACGTTTCAAAGTCCGTTGTCGAACTCGCCAGCGACATGTCCTATACCGGGCAGCTTGGCACCAAAACCCTGGACACCGTGAAACGATCTCTGGTGATCGAGGTAAACGGCCTGTTCTATCTGTACTTCCCTAACGTGGAACTGGCGATCACAACCATCGGGCAGGGTTTCAGCACAGACGGGCAGGCCAAGACGACGTTTAATTGCAAGCCCTGCGCGGGCTTAACGGTTCCCGCTGGCTTTCTCAAAGTCGACTACGAGGCCGCGTAATGCGAAGCGACAATGATCGTACAATGAATGCCCCATTTCCTGTGTTCTGCATCCCCGTGGAGGGCCGCGAGAAAACATTCAAGGCCCGAGCCCTCACGATGAAGCAGGCCGCCGAATGGTGTCCTATGGTTGTAGGATTCACCGAGGAATTGCAGCGGGCTACCGGACTTAATCAGTACACCAGATATGAAGTGCTGGCGTCGCTGCAAGAAAAGGCTATCGACCTACTCAAGGCCTGCCCCACGATTGAGCAGTCGGACCGCGTGGACTGGGACGCCCTGACCTACGAGCAGCTACTGGCCGCAATTGATGAAATCTTCGAGGTGTCGGACCCTTTCGCTCGTGCCCATCGAATCAAAATGGAGGCCGTGGAGAAACAGACCCGGGCCATAGAGGCGATGGGCAAAGCGGGAGTAGATATAAGCAAATTTATGCCGTCGCCCGGCGACTTGGGATCACCGTCCCTGGGCTGATCGAGACGCACACGAATGAACAGTACTGGGACATGCTGCTGCACCTTAATGCTGAGGTGGAGCAGGAGAAAAAAGCCCATGCAGCAATGAAGCCCGCACGCCCGAGTCTGCTCGGATAGAAAGGATCACCAGATGAGTATTATAGCTGGTGACGTATTCTGGCGAATCGGCGGCGACACCAAAGGGCTGGAAGAGGCCATGAGCAAGGCCCGCAACGCCGTTGGTGTGGCGATGACTGCGGCAGGCGCGGCAATCACCACTTTTGCATATAAGAGCGTGACCTCTTTCGCTAACACGGCGGATGAGTTGGCGAAAATGTCGCAACGCACCGGGTTTTCGATTTCCGCGCTGTCTGAACTTAAATTCGCTGCGGAGCAAAGCGGGACCAGCATAGAGGGAATAGAAAAAGCCTCGCGAAACCTTTCGAGTGTAATCGTTGACGCCTCTGCGGGGAACGAGCAATATCAGCAGACCATTGCCGCGCTTGGGCTGTCATGGCAAACCCTTGGTAGCCTGTCGCCGGAAGAGCAGTTTCTGCAAATCGGCTTTGCCCTCGCCGACGTTGAAGACGCGACGCTGCGGACATCCATGGCGAGCGATTTATTTGGGGCACGGATGGGGACCCAACTGCTGCCTATGCTCAATTCTGGCAGTGCGGGGCTACAGGCCATGCGCGATCATGCGGTTAAGCTGGGCCTTTCAATCGGCCCTGAACAGGCCGCACAGGCCGAGCTTTTCAACGACACGATGGACCAGATGAAGGCGGCGCTTGGTAGCCTCAGCCGTGATGTGGCGATAACGCTGATACCGATACTCACGGATCTAATGATCTACATACGTGATACTGCTACAAATTTCCGTGCATGGCGCGCAGAACATCCCGGACTAACCGAGGCGATCACGAAACTGGTTCTTGCCGCCGGTGCAATCATGACCGTTTTGGGGCCGCTTTTGATAATGCTCCCTGGAATTGCTACCGCGTTTTCGGCAATCAGCGCGGCGATCCCTATTGTCGGCGCTGTGTTGCTGGCGCTCACTGGCCCCGTCGGAATTGTCATTGGCGCAATCGGACTGCTTATCGCTGCCGCGTGGTATTTCGTCGATGATTGGGGCCTCGTCTGGGAGGCGGTAAAATCAACCGTACGTGGCGCGGCGGAATTTATCGTGTGGGTTCTACAGCCGGTTTTTGACCTAATTGGCGGGCTTATGGATCTTGGGCGTGGCATCGGCGACGTGGTTGGGTCTGCGATTTACGGTGGTTCCCCTGTGGGCCTCGCCACGGGCGGCACGGTTACGGGTGGCGGTTGGGCCATGGTCGGTGAGCGGGGGCCGGAACTGGTGCAGATGCCCCGTGGTGCCACGGTATACGATGCCGGGCAGACCGCCGGGGCGATGCAGGGCGCGGCTTCCGGCAACGTCTACAACCTCAACTTTGGCAGGGACAGCGTGAGGAGCGATGACGATATCAGGTATATCGAGCGGAGTTTAGCCAGGATGCTGGAAGGCGATCTGCTTGCCATGGGGGTACGGGCCTAATGCATTCCTTCACGTATAAGGGCGTCGATTTTGGCGGGGAGAACTACCGTGTCACCGTTGTAGGCCAGAACTACGAGCGGTTGCCGCGCCCGCGCCTGGCCGTCGATGAATACGCGCAGGCCGACGGCGCAGCGTTCCAGGGGTCGACGTACGGCCCGCGAACGATTAACCTCGATTGCCGGTTGGTTTCCGTGACGGAGGCCGACAAGGAGACCTATATTGAGAACCTGCTTACTGTATTGGCGTTGTCCCAGTCCGATGGCGGTGGCGATCTCACGATTGACGCGATCCCGAACAAGGTGTTTACCGGTGCCCGGTTGCAATCGGGAGTAGAGGCGGCATTGTCTGCGCGAATGGAGGCCTTCACGCTTCAATTTATCGCGGATCCCTGGACCTCGGCCACGGAGGCCACGGACACCGGCGACGTTGCCGTAAGCGGCACGGGAACCACGGAGGTGACGCTGTGAGCGTTGGCGGAACACAGATCACCGATGCCGTTTACCTGATCAAGAACGGGGCGACGCCCTGCGCTTCGGTGCAGATCACCAACGCAGCCACGGGACAATCGGTTTTGTGGAATAACACCCTTGCAGCCAGCAAGTGGATCAGGTTTTCATCCACCACGCAACGGGTTGAGACATCGACCGACAGCGGATCGAACTGGACCAAAAGCAACGCGGGCGTGACCGGCGTTATCCCGCGCCTCCAGGGCGGGGTGGCAAACGCTTTAACCATTGTCGGTCCGTCGACCGGGACCCGCAGGATCACGTATACCGCGAAGGGGATTTGAGATGGCCCAGAGGCCCGTACACATAGCAGCAGACAAGTGGTTTACCACGCTTGATGGAAGCATCAACGACAGCGTGACTAGCCTCGATTTGGCGGACGCCAGCGACCTGCCCACGATTTCCGCGTTTCGCGACACCGTGATCCATATCGATTCCGAAAAGATGCGCGTGACCGCCGTTTCCAGCAACACGCTTACCGTAGAACGGGGCTATGGCGGTAGCACAGCGGCGAGCCATATCGACGGCGCGTATGCCGCCATGTTCCACGTCCGCGAGTTTTTCAACGACATGGCCGAGCGGATAGGCACCCTTGAGGCGCACCTCGGGGCGTTCTTCACCGTGGCTGAGGGTGTCAGGCAGGACGGCGGGTTGCAGGTAGAGGCGGAGGGCACGCCAAGCATGACGGTGACGGTATCCGCTGGGCTTGCGATTGTCTCCGGGCAGCCGGTGGCGGCGAACGCCGTTACTTCCCTTGTTTTTGTCGCCCCGGTAACGAATCCACGCATTGACATAGTACAGATCAGCCAGTTTGGCGTTGTGACATCAAAGGCGGGGACGGAGGCGGGGTCACCAAGCGCGCCTGCCGTCGACACCGGAAACCTCCTGCTGGCGAACATCCATCACACCACGGCGGAGACCGTGATTAAAGACACGGACGATTCGACGAACGGGTACATTGAGCCTGCCCAGGTGTACCTGTGATCCTGGGCCTGATAGGTAACGACCTGATCGGGGTCGACTTTTTCTTGCCCGCGCCAGCCGTAGAGGTTGCGGATTTCTTCGACCGCCCGACATGGGAGCGGCCAAGTCTTGACCTGCCATACACAGCCCCTGTAGTAGAGTACGACTTTTCCGGGGAAACGCCGGGATTTAGCGGCGAGGGCAGCAGCTTTTTTATCGACCTGACGCCGGGATTTTCGGGCGGCCTTCCAGAATTTACAACATGGGATCCTCCAGCAACGGACTCCCCGACAGACGGAGGTACGCTGACATCGGTTTCCGCTGGCGGAACCGTGAGCGTGATCGAAATCGAGGCCGAGCGCCGCGACTTTTACCGCGTGGAGGTCTACACTCGCGCAGGTGTGCTGGTGTCACGCGTGCCCGGCTGGACGCGGGGGCGGCTGATTCGCACCCTCGACAGGGCCAGTACGCTGAGCCTGACTGTACCCATTGGCGAGGAAGGCGTTGCAGACCTTGTGCGCCCAAATCTGATTTGGCTGAGGGACCGCTGGGGCTTCGTTGTCGACACCTTCCAGATCCAGCGACGCAAACCCAGGGGCAGCGGTGACGCGTCCTATGTCGATATAGAGGCACAGGGCCGAATCACGGAGTTGATTGGCGAAGTAGTGCAGTCCTATTCCACGGAAGACAAAATATCTGTAGCCTCTCACGTTGCGGCATTGATTGCGCTGCAACTTCGGGATACCCCGACCCCGGTGGGCACGATTGACGACGAGATCGGCGTAATAGAAACGCGGTTTTCCTGCGAGGATACCAACATCCACGCGGCGCTGTTGCAGCTTCAATTCACGTTGCCCCAAGACTCCCGAGGGCGGATCTACGTCGACCCACAGGGGCGCCTGAACTGGCGAGTTGCACCGGGCGACCAAACGGAGCAGGTGATTACCCGTGACCTGAATGTCCGATCTGTTGAGGCCGATATCGACTACGACAGCATAGTGAATCGGATCTACCTCTATGGGGAGGGCAACGACCCCAGCACGCGGCTTGCGCTCACCGGCTACATCGACGAAGATGCGACCGAATACACGACGGACTACCTCGACGACGCCGCCAGCATAGCCACCTACGGCCTCAGGCCCTACGTGAAGCAAGATCGCCGAGTGAAACACCAGAGTACGCTGCTGGCGATGGCACAGCGCATCCTGGAGGAATTCGCGGACCCGCCGACGACCGTCACCGTTGAACTGCTCGACGTTGCAAAGGCCGATAACGCGCTGCTGGGCTGGCGTGATATTGAGGTGGGCGGCACCTACCGAGTTACGGATGACGATCTTGGCATCGAGTCCAGTATCGAGATCATCAAGATCGAGACAGACCTGGCCCGTCCCGTGCCTATCCGCGTCGAACTCACGAATCAGACGCGAAGCATTGCGGATATTCTCAACCGCTTCCTGGACGCCACTGTACAGCCGCTGGACGTTGACGGCGACCGCTACCCCACGATGGGGCGCAACTACTCCGCCACAGATGCGCGTAATGCGCGGGCAGGGGATTCCCGTTGGCAGGGCGACCATGCGGAGATGCACGACGGCGCGGACTGGCAGGAAATCGAAACCAATGCAGACCCGATCTGGTATACGGCGGACAGTTTCGCGGAATTCATAGACGCATCTACCGTTGCTGTGACCGCCCTTGGCCGCATCATCGCCGGAGACGACAACGGCAAGGTGTACAAGATCAACGCCGACGGCGACGAATGGATTCCGTTCGGCTCCGACGTTCCCGTGGTTCTGGTCCTGCCTGCCATCCCGACTGACGGCATGGCCGAGGTCTATTGGACCAGCCTCGGCGGAGGCACGGGCGACGATCAGGTGTGGCGGGCCTACGCCAACCAGGCGGCGTGGACACCTACGCAGAAATTTACCGCCAAATCGGGAGCCGTGGTGTAATGGGCTGGTACAACAGCGGAGTATGGGACGGCCTCGACGGCACCAATATTCAGAATGTACTGGTGTCGCTTTGCAACGCGGTAAATGAGCGACGCGAAGCCATAAACGCCCCTTTGGTGCAGTGGTTGACGAATGGCGGGTATACGACAGATCCACTTGTTGCCGACGATTTCAGCGGTCTGGATTTGCTCAAAACCAACTACCTCCAGCAGGTCTACGACCAAATAGAGGCGCTTGTTACGTCGGCGAGTCATGTCGCGTATACGCATTGCCCCGGATTTGCGAAGGCCTCCGACGACTCGGCAAAAGGCTCCGACCTCTGGACGATGGCATCCCTAGCCGTGAATATAGGCGCGTTGCCTCCCTCTACGATTGCCACGATCTTTGACCAGCCCGCAGCGGAATGGTGCAGGGATGCGCTGGACCGCCTTATCTATCCAGTGATCTACCCGACCAACGAAGTGGACGAAATCGATCAGGACATCGGTTCTGGAACGCGAACCTACTGGAAAAGCACGGTCCCAAATCTTCCGACTGAGTACACCGACGCGGAGGCCGCTTGGGACGCTCAGGCGGCAGACGGATCCGGGACAGCGTCCATCTCTGGCACGGCAACGCATGCGCATTTTTCGGTGTCTCCGTACTGGAAACTGGATGATACCGTGCGGTATCGCGCCGCTTCATTTTTGCGATCTGTCCTACAGGTAGCCCCAAATATCAACGGACTCGGGACAGTAGTTTACGAATATCAAGGCGACATCGTCAACGCGTGGCTCGTTCTGCGAACGAATGCAAACACCGTTAGCGGTGACGTAGCGGCAACAGTGTTCGGTGCGGAGGAAATAATCTCGGCGGCGGGCACCGGCCTCACCTTTCGCGAGGTCAACGTGCCGGTTGACGCATTCAGCGCGACTACCAGTACTAACCCTGTAGTACATCTAGCAGACGAGCCGACAGAGAACCCGTTTAGCGGTTCGTTTGACCCCGCAGACCCAGATCTTGAAACAGCGACGGGGATAGGAAATATTGGGGTTTACGCGTTTTTCCGCTACGAGAAAACATCACCGCTTATAAGTACCATTCCAGGAACGAGCTTTACGCGTTTCGTTCTCGACCTTTCGCCGATTCTGACAGACCAGGCCTGATATGGTATACTGGAAAACACGGAGTATACACCTATGAAAAAGCGATATTTAGCGCTCGGCATTGTCTGCATTATCATGCTGGCGGCTGTTGCGCAAAACCAGTTCAGCGTACTCAAGATCGGCCCGAGTCCTACCAGTACCACGATCACCCTCCAGGGCAGTACCGGCACAGTGACGGCCACGGAGTTTGTCGGGGGCGGCGCGGGAATCACCGGGCTGAACGTTTCCACTGTGTCGGACTCGGACTTCCGCATTCAGGACAACGGCGACGCCACGAAACAGATCGCATTTGAGGCCTCGGGAATCGCGACCGGCACGGATCGGACTTACACCCTGCCGGATGCATCGGGGACCTTGGCGCTCACCAGCGGGCTGCATGACGCAGTGACCGTATCTGGTGCCTACGATTACATCACGCTATCAGGTCAGGATCTCGTGCGTGGGCAGGTTGATGTCACTACCGATATAACCGGCACCATCGCGGATTCGCAAGTATCTGACACACTCACGGCATCCCTGTTTACGGGTAGCGGATCGAGCACCACGGCGGTGGACCTCGCCACGGCGGAGGTGGCGGGCGATCTACCGCTGGCCAACGTGGCGCAGATAGCACAGTCGACGATAGCAGGACGGGCGGCGGGTGCCAGCACGGGCGACATCACGGCGCTAACGCCATTGCAGGTCCGCACGATGTTGCAGACGCCCACGAGCGTGACATCGTCGTCCAACGCGGCGGCGTGGAACTCGGATAATGGGCAGACGTTTAGTCATACGCTGAGCGAGAACACCACGGTAGCAGCGTCGAGCGGTACAGAATTCGACGGGCAGATGGTGATATTCGTCGTCACCCAAGTGGCTGGCGGCTACACGCTGGCGTGGAACGCGGAGTTTGTGGCGGCGGATGGCCTGAACGCCAGCATGACGGCGGTGACGGCAGTGAACGGCAACATGAGCGTCTACGGATTCATTCGGGTGGAATACCTGAGCCAGTGGCATCTCGTGGCGTATAAGGAGCTTGCCCCATGATGAGGTATTTGATTGCTCTGATCTTGCTGCTCTGCGGCACCGTGGGTGCCGTCGAGACGGGATGGACTGCACTTAGTTCTGTATCTCAGTTGTCCGACGGTGATGGAATAAATTGGACGAATGCGTCTGGCGTCTATTCGACGATGAACCTTGATACGGGTGGTGGGACAAACACGCTCGTTGTCACATGGGCTCTCGGCATACCTTCAGACGCCACCATCGACGGCATCCGTTTCCGATACTCCGCCAAATCTAATACGGCCACCGACATGGCCGAATATGGGTTCCGGATACGAATTGGCGGCGTTGCGGTCGGAAATGATTTATATACATCGGCCAACTACACTACTTCGTATGCTACTTATTCGCACGGCTCCGCTACGGACGTATTCACTATATGGGGGATTACCCCAACAGCAACCGAGGTCAATTCAATCAGCGTTGGGCTGTATTGTTTAGACGACGGGGGTGGTGATCTGGACGACGTGTGGGTTGACACCAATAATTTCGAGATTAACGTCGACTATACCCTCGCTGCGGAAGGCGAGGGTGAGGGTGAGGGTGAAGGCGAATTCTTCCTGTTTTTCAACCGATAAGGATTAACACACCATGTTAACTGCAATTTTAATCGCGGCCATTGGGGCCACCTACACCATTGACGGTATCGAACTCGCACGGGGCGAGGCGGCTTGGCTGCAACAGGCGCGTGTGGAGTACGAGCGCGATCTGCTGGCCTTCATTCAGGCCGACACTGCGGCCACTGCCGCCACGGTGGAATCGGCGCGGGCCGACCTCGCTGAGTTGCCGGACGGCGCGGAAAAAACCGCGTTGACTGCACAGCTTGCGGCCATCGATGCCGCCACGGCAGAGCGGGTGAAGCTGGCGGATCGCGACTTCAAAAAACGCGCACGAAAACGACCGACGGCGGTGCAGGCGCGACAAAATACGCTAAAGGTTTTCTACAACAACCAGCTATCGAAAATACGTAGCGGTGCCGACATCGACAAGGACGGCGTATTGCAGCCCTCTGAAACAGGCCTGCCAGACTTTATCTTCGCGGCCATTGACGCGAATAACGACGGGGCGCTTGCCGCCGCCGAGCTTGCCACGTACTGGTCGGGCCTGTAACCGATGGCAGAGCCTGGAGGGGAGTTGCCGAGCTGGATAGCAGGAGTTGCAGCCGTGGGCACCCTTATAGGCGGTGTGATTGGCGCGATTTTTACCCGGAAGCCGGTGGACAAACCGGAGACAGGAGATCACGTGTTGGCGCAGAGAGTCGCAGAGATGGAGCGCAGGCAATCCGAGATGGATGATCGCATTGACGACATCTTTCGCCTGCTCGATGGCGTGAAAAGCCAGCTCTCCACGGTCGCTGCCGACGTGCGCGAGGCCCTCACGCGTTTGCAGGAGCGCCGCAAATGACCACTGTACTACGGCTGTTTGATGGCTACCCGCATACCTCGCCGGATCTGCGTGACGAAGTGCTGCGCGCTCAGACCCTGTTACAGGACGCAGGGGAGGAAGTCGACCCCGACGGGTATTTCGGCGAGGGCACAGAGGCGGCGGTGGTCCGATTCCAGCAAAAGCGCGGGCTGCTTGCCGATGGCATCATAGGCCCGATCACGTGGGCTGCGCTTGACGGCAAGGTCTGGCACGGCGACATGGAATTTCCGACGGCCCGCGAAAAAAACGACGGCGTTTTGTCTGCCCACGCACGGGAGGCCGCGAAATATTGGGACGCCATCGGCAATGCGTCGATGGAATACCGGGTGCCACAATGTGTAATCGCAGGCGTTGGTTCCCGCGAGAGCGGCTGGGGTATGGCGCTGCGGCCTCCGGGCCCGGGTGGCACCGGTGACTTCGTCCCGCGCAAGGGTGGGCTTCCTGTGGACGGGCAAGGCTATGGCCGAGGCCTCATGCAGATCGATTTCAGCGCCCACGAATTCGCTCGTACTGGCCAATGGCGCGACCCTGCCCTGAATATCGAATACGGGGCCAAGACGCTCGCCGGTAACATCAAATTCTTCCAGGGCCGTGGCAACGCGCCTGCCCACGTGCTGAGGCTGGCTATTGCAGCCTACAACTGCGGCGCCAGAAACGTGACCAGGGCGCTCGGGGCGGGCCTCGACATCGACTACTACACAGCCCATCGCGATTACTCTGCCGACGTTCTGAGCCGGTCGGGGTGGTTTTATGCGCAGGGCTGGCGGTGATATACTATGGCATCAATAGGGAGACGTAAAAAAATGAAACGATTTAAGTGGGCCATCACGGCCAAAAAGGCGGCAATAGCTTTCGGCACCTACGCCGGGGCCATTGGTGCCGCGCTCGCCACCGTGGACATTCCCGACGGCGATGTCGGCAGCAGCACGGCGATTGCCATCGGGATCGGTGCAATCGCCGCTGTTGCGAAAGCCGTCAACAACGTGCGCAAAAACAAAAACCGCAGTACGCCCTCCGGCTACTGACGAAAGGACAACACTACCATGGTATTTGACGATCTGTTTTCCGCGATCTCCGGCCTGATTTCAAATCTGACCGACTACCTAAGTCTTCTACTGGCCACCCTCGTGGAGGCCATCGCGCTGTTCGGCTTCTAACGATCTCCTTGGTTGGCGGCCTCGTCTATCACCTGTAGTGATGGGCGGGGCCGTTTTGTTTTGCTGCACAAAATTTCAGTGTTGACAGGCAGACTTATTTATGTAATAATTAAGTTACGAGAAACGGCAACCAACCAAGGAGAGAGACGATGACCAAAGCTGAGTACCTGGAAGAGAACGAATGCTGCATCGAAGACGAAAACCTGCCCAGCCTTCACGCTTGCCCCGATGCAGCCTGGGACCTGATTGTGGCGGTCGGACAAAAAGCCTTTGGAAGTCATTCTGATGATCCCGGCATCGATTACGCCGTCGCCGCGACGCAGGAGACCCTCGCCGATTTTGACAGATCCAGATCGGAACACTGGAAAGAACGCGGCCACCGCGTCGAAGGTGACGGCTATATTATCTACGAAGGAATACAGGTAGCCAAAGGCCAGCGTCGCGTAACGATGGCCGTCGTCGACGCAGACGACTGCCGGATCTGCCTCACCTACTAACCCGGAAACGGCAACCAACCAAGGAGATCGAAATGAGCGTTTTTTACATCGCCCGCATCGCCCACGACGCCCGGATTTTCGGGACCGGCGAGCTGGCCGAGGCCTGGATTCGCGCCAAAGCCGAAGAGCTCGACGCGGAGATCTGTAACACCTACATCTACGCGGAGCATAGGTTCGGTTACTACGCGGAGGGCGCGGGGGAACCCAGTACCTACCTGTTCGGCATGGTTTACCCGCTCGGGTTTTCTCGGGCCCTCCGCAAGGGCGGGCTCCACGTAGCGGCTGCTGCGCAGTGGCTGGCGGGTCTGGCTGGCCCCCTGCCTGTGTTCGACGACACGGAGGACGCGAAATGAACGCTATTGACTACATCGAGACCCATCACCCCGCCGCGTGCCCCGAGGCGCGGGAATGGCTCCGGTCGCTACCTGAGGACACGACGCTAGACCAGGCGTGGGCGATCTGCCCTGACCCCACCTGGATGCTGTGGCTACTCTCGAAGAGCAGCCCCACGGTAGAGCAGGGTTATATTTGCGCGGACCTGGCCATCGGCTGGGCGGCAGACGCCCTGGACCTCGCGGGCATCCCGCATGGGCTGCGGGACCTGGCCCCGATTACGGATCGTGAGACGGCGGCGGAGGCGGTGGGGGTCGCGGTGGGGGTCGCGAGCGACGCGAAGGCGGCGGCGGATGCGGCGTGGACGGCCCGGGCGGCGGCGAAGGCGGCGTGGGCTGCGGAGACGGCGGAGACGGCGGCGGATGCGGCGTGGGTGGCGTGGGTGGCGTGGGCGGCGGCGAGGGCGGCGTTCTGCGCGATTAATACGGGCCCGGACCCCGTGAAAATGGCAGACCAAATCCGGGCGCGCATCGCGTGCCCGTACAAGGAGATCGAACTATGACACCGCAAGAATATCTTGTCCAATTTCCCAACATCTGTGAGCCGGGGAGATCCGACATCCAGAAACATCAAACCATGGAAGACTGGTGGAACGCGACCTCTAGACCTGATCACCTGCTGTCGAGTCTGTCTCGATTCTCACCCACGGTACAGCAGGGTTATATTTGCGCGGACCTGGCCATCGGTTGGGCTGCGGACGCCCTGGACCTCGCGGGCATCCCGCATGGGCTGCGGGACCTGGCCCCGATTACAGATCGTGAGACGGCGCGGCAAGCAGAAACCATAGCGGCGGAGGCGCAGGCGGCGGCGAGGGCGACGTGGGCGGCGGCGGCGGAGGCAAGGGCGGCTGACGCGGCGGAGATGGCGGCGGAGGCGGCGCGAGTAGCGGCGTGGGCGGCGGCGGCGGAGGCAAGGGCGGCTGACGCGGCGGAGATGGCGGCGGAGGCGGCGTTCTGCGCGATTAATACGGGCCCGGACCCCGTGAAAATGGCAGACCAAATCCGGGCGCGCATCGCGTGCCCGTACAAGGAGATCGAACTATGACACCAAAAACAACAGGCAGGCCAACACTGTACGGCAGTCGTTTGGCTCCATACACTGTCTGCCTCACACCTCAGCAGATCAAAACAGCGATTAAACTTGGCAACGGCAATATCAGCGCGGGGATTCGCCTCGCACTCGACAAGGAGCACACATCATGAAGGCATTCGTAGTCACGAATACGAAAATTGACCCCATCGACGGCAACGCAGAGATCGTCTTTGCCTACTCAGAGGCAGAGGCTTCGCGCCTCTGCATACAGGATCTGGCGAACGGGAGCGCAGAGCATGCGGCTGCGGCGCTTACGGTCGACCGTGCGGGGGCCGTAGACCACTATGCGACCGGCGAGACGCCGTACATCTGCAACGACGATCTCGTGGCGGCTAAGCTTGGCCTCGGCTGTGGGCTATGGTTCTACCTTAAAAAGGAGGTCGGCCAATGATTACTGTACTATCAGTCGCGACAATCGCGTGCGCCGCGTGGGTCGTCTGGTCGGCTCCCCGCAAGCCGCGCCGGGATCGCCGTGTAATCTGGCGCGAGCACGAATCCCGCGCAAGGATGGACGGCGACAGCAGGAGGATCGTGAAGTGAACGCCCTTGACTACATCGAGACCCATCACCCCGACGCGTGCCCCGAGGCCAAGGCGTGGCTCCGGTCGCTGCCAGCGGAGACGACGCCGGAGCAGGCCTGGGCGCTCTGCCCTGACCCCGGTTGGATGTTGTGGTTAATCGCGGAGAACGACCCCACGGTGGCGCAGGGCTATGCCTGCGCCGACCTTGCCATCGGCTGGGCGGCAGACGCCCTGGACATCGCGGGGATCCCGCATGGGCTGCGTGACATCGCCCCGATTACGGACGCGAGGGCGGCGCGGCAAGCAGAAACCGTAGCGGCGGCGGCGGCGAGGGCTGCGTGGGCGACGGACGCGGCGGCGAGTGGCGGTGGAGGCGGCGCGAGTAGCGGCGAGGGCGGCGGCGTGGCGAGGGCGGCGCGCACGTGGGCGGAGGCGTGGGCAGCGTTCTACGCGATTAATACGGGCGCGGACCCCGTGCGCATGGCGGACCAAATCAGGGCGCGGTTGACGTGCCCGTACACGGAGAACGACGGGCTTGACAATCTGATAAAAAGCGAATAAACTGCTACAAAGTTAACCCCAGCCAAGGAGCAAAAAATGAGCAACGAAAACTATATACCCTATACGTACCCCCCCGAGTGGTTTGACGAGGTCGCCAAACTCAACATCTATCAGCGCCTGCACGGGGCCATGGCCGATGTTCGCCCCCTCGTCAAAACCGAAAAAGACGGAATCAAATTCAAATTCCACGGACACGAGGCCGTGTCTACTCTCGTGAAGGGAGTCGCCGAAAAGTGGCGATTCATCATAACCACCTCTGTAGTGGAGCATGAATTCAAAACGCTGGAAATCTATGGCAAGCTGCGCGGCCTTTGCGTCCTCACCGTCTCTGTCAGATTCGTCAACATCGACAACCCCAGCGATTTTTCTGAGTCTCTTTCCGTCGGCTACGGCGTCGACGAAAGCGACAAAGGGCCGGGCAAGGCCGTAAGCTACGCGCTGAAGATGGCAATGCTCAAGGCGTTCCTGATTTACGATGGCGAGCCGCTGGATAACGAGGCGTTCTGTTATCAGCACGAGCGCGAAGCCAAAGCCATCTCCGACGCAAAACAGCGCTGGGCAAAACTGACACGCCGCCTCAACCTGAACATGCAGGAAGAGGGGGAGCGCATGAAGCGGCAATACGGCGATCCGCCGTCGATTGAGGGCATACTTGCTGACTGCGCGGAGATGGAAGAGGTAATCAAGCATTCCGTGCCGTCCGACAAAATCCGCGAAGAGGAAATAGAGTTTCCTGCGGCGGATGGCGAGTGATGGATACGCCAAAGGAATGGTTTTTGGCGAACTTTGGCGATTTCGTCGCAGAGCATAACGCAGCAGTGCGTGCGTGGCAGCGGGCCATGGCGGAAATCGACCGGCTGGCGAAAATAAACGGGGCGATGTGTGACACCATCCACGACATGGACGTGGAAATCGCGGAGATAAAAGCGAGACTGGAGAACGCGAAATGAGCACGCCGCATTTGACAACCGAAACCGGCAACAACGAGTGGTATACCCCGCCGGATATCATCGAGGCGGCACGCGCCTGCATGGGTGGCATCGATCTGGACCCGGCATCGTGTGATGCCGCGCAGAAAATCGTGAGGGCAAAGAATTACTACACCATCGCCGACGATGGACTAACGCAGGAGTGGCGCGGTCGCGTCTGGCTTAATCCTCCGTATGACAGGGTAAACCTCCCGAAGTTCATCAAAAAACTGCACCGCGAATTTCTGGCGGGCAGGACGACGGAGGCGCTTGTTCTGGTGAACAACATTACCGAAACGGCGGTCGGGCAGTCGCTGATCCTGCACTCTCCGCATATGTGTTTTTTCAAGGGGCGCATCGCTTTCATCGGCCCCGACGGCAAGCCGGTACGCAACAACCCACGTGGTCAGATCCTTTTTTATTACCACCACAACCCGCGCAGGATCGAATACCCCGTGAATTTCTACCATGCGTTTAATGCTTTCGGCCAGTGCCGATAACAGGAGAGACAAATGAGAGATCCAGCACGGGAAGCCGCAGGCTATTGGAATCAGCGCGAGGAATACGCGGACGCGGCGCACGCGTGGGCGATGAAAAACCGCGACACCGCCCTTGAAATTCTGGTTGCCATCAAGCGGCTGGAGAACGACTACGACAAAACCTTTGATTCGGAGCTTGATGACATTTGCAACTGGGATGAGGTTTTTGGCATCACCTCGAAAGAGGTCACGGAGGAAAGCGGAAAATGACATTGACAATAATTTGTGGTGTGATTTGGGGCGCGGGCGGCAAAATAGCGGCCCGCGAGGCGTGGGCTGCCCGGCTGGCCGTCCGCGAACTCAAGCGCCTACGGCAAGAATCCAACCAACAAGGGACTATCAAATGAGTGATCTACGTATGCCCGACATCAACATAGTGACGATTGCAGGACGGCTGACGCGTGACCCGGAACTCAAATCCGTTGGCTCGGGAAGTGTCTGCAAAATCTCTGTCGCAAACTCCCGCTTTTACAAGGGTAAGGACGGTGAAAAAAAAAAGGAAACCGTTTTTGTCGACGCCGAAATATGGAATCAGGGCGGCGAGTGGGTCGCCGCTAACCTCACCACAGGCCGCCCGGTGCTTATCGAGGGGCGCTTGAAATCCGACAGCTGGGAGACGGCAGACGGCAGCAAGCGCCAACGTCTCTGCGTGTCCGCTCTTCGCGTAGTGCCCCTGGACTGGACAGCGAAGGACGGTGGCGGCGAGACACAAAAAGCCCAGCCGAAGCCGCCCGCGCCTGCAAAACCCACAGCCGAGGGGAGCCTTGACGATGACTTGCCGTTCTAAAGTAATTACCGCGCAACAAATCGAGATCGCGGTGGCCAAACACTTCAATTCCCGGGCAAACGTGATCGTGCCAAATGTCTACTTTGGCCTTGGCCTTCCGTACGAGGCCGACCTCGTGGTGCTCAGGCCCAGCGATTGGGCCATCGAGATCGAAATCAAAATCTCGGCGGCGGATATCAAGGCCGACCTTAAAAAGCGCCACAGGCACGACAGCCTGTTGTTTCGGCAACTGTATTTTGCTGTTCCGGAAGCGCTAGCAGATCACCCCGACATCCCGGATAGCGCGGGAATACTCAGTGTTTGTCAGATAAATAACCCCTACCGAAACGAACCTAACCTCGTCGTAAAAAATAAACGTGCCGCCGCCCTGCGAAAAGGTGCGGTCAAGTGGAAGCCGTCGCTCCGCCAGAAACTATGCGAACTCGCGGCTATGCGAATTTGGACGCTAAAAGAACACCTGCATATGGGATTGACGCAGAGACAGAAAGGAAGTTATGGATGACAGTACGAATATTCTAAAGGCTCCCTTCCCGTGGTTTGGCGGCAAGTCCCGCGTAGCCCCGGAGGTATGGGCCAGATTCGGCGACGTGAGGAATTACGTCGAGCCGTTTTTCGGAAGCGGCGCGGTTCTGCTCGGCAGGCCCGGCGGCGCGACCGGCACGGAAACCATCAACGACATCGACGGCTTTGTTGCCAATTTCTGGCGGGCGCTTCAGGCCGATCCGCCGCCGTCGCGCATCATGCCGACCACCCCGTGATTGAAAACGACCTGCACGCGAGGCATTCGTGGCTGGTGGCGCACTGTGGGGATCTGGGTGCGCGGCTGGATGGCGATCCCGAGTATTACGACGCCAAGATCGCGGGCTGGTGGGTCTGGGGCCTCTGTTGCTGGATCGGGTGCGGCTGGTGCTCAGGCAAAGGCCCGTGGCACCCCATCGATGGGCGGTTGATGAATACGAAAGGCGACGCGGGCCAGGGCGTGAATCGGCAACGGCCACACCTCAGCAACGCGGGCCAGGGCGTGAATCGGAAACGCGAGGGGCTCCGCGAATGGATGGAGGCGCTTTCCGAGCGGCTTCGCGGTGTCCGGGTATGTTGTGGCGACTGGGCGCGCGTCACAGGCAAAAGCGTAACGTACGGGCAGGGGCTGACCGGTGTATTCCTAGACCCTCCGTATTCCACAGAGGCAGAGAGAGATATGATGATTTATAGAAAGGACTGCGGCAAAGTCGCACACGATGTAAAAGCCTGGGCCATCGCCAACGGAGATAACCCCCTGCTTCGTATCGCGCTCTGCGGCTACGAGGGCGAACACGACATGCCTGAGTCCTGGACGTGCCACGCGTGGAAGACCGCAGGCGGCTACGGGTTACAGGCGGAAGGCGGCGCTGGACGCAATAACTCTGTGCGGGAACGGATTTGGTTCTCGCCGCACTGTCTTACTGTAGACGTGAACCAAATGGAGTTGGCGCTTGAATAACCGATTGACATTTCCGTCACTTTCTGCTACTTTTGATCGATAAAAGGAGACCGAAAATGCCACCCAAACTAAGAGAAAAAGACGCCGCGATTTACCTCGGGCTGAACCGCGTGACCCTCCGGGCGATGCGGCTCCGGGGCGAGAAAGCGGGACGCGCACCGATACCGTACTACAGAATCGGCGTCGTGGTGTACTACGACCGAAAAGACCTGGACTTTTACATCGAAAAGTGCCGGATCGGTGAGTCGCAGAAATGAGCGAGCCACGGCTGAAAATAAGGAACTGGGAGAGGTTCCAGCACTTCAAAAACCGCCGCCCGCCGTGGGTCAAACTGCACCGCGAAATTCTGGATCAACGCGACATCGTGGCGCTGTCGGACCGTGCGTTTCGTGTTTTAGTTGGCCTTTGGCTCTTGGCATCGGAAGATAACGATATGTCGGGGTATTTGCCGACAATCGATGATATCGCGTTTCGCCTTCGTGTCGATAAGCCTTTTGTTTCCAGTGCTTTACGCGAACTTGAAAATTTCGTGATATACGATGATGTCAACTTGATGCCGTCGCGATGCCAACCCGATGATCCAGAGACAGAGACAGAGACAGAGACAGAGACAGAGACAGAGGTAGAGACAGAGGTAGAGACAGAGACAGAGAGACAGGGGGGGATCCCCCCTACCCCCCCGCAGCGTGGACCCAGCCCCGCAGAATTCCTGGAGGTTTGGAATCGGGCATGCCAAAAAAACGGAATCAAGCGCTCGGGGCGAATGACGAGCAAACGAGTCGCCGGGCTGCGCCTGCGAAAGCGCGATCCCCACTGGGAGAAAAACTGGGAAGCGGCGATGTCGCACGCGTTGACCACCAGATTTTGCCAAGGCCAAAGCGCCTCGGGATGGACGGCAACCATCGACTGGTTCCTCCGCCCCGACACCGTGGACAAAATTCTGGAGGGCGTCTACGATGACCGAAATCCGAACGGAGGCAAAACCACCATCGGGGTGGTTGAGCCAAATAACGACCCACTGTGAAGGAAACACCATGGATTGGAAGATCGAAACCAGAAAATCGTTGATTGCAGGCTACAGTACGACGGTTCACGCCTGCGACTTAAAAGCAGGCTCCGCAAAAATTTCGCACCATCACCCCTCCGGGGATTGCGCCCTGCACATGACCTGCCATGGCGTCTCTGTCTGCATTCGAGTCCCTGATGTTGACACAGCAAAGGCTTTCGTTGCTGATTTTTTGATGCTGTTACAAAAGATTGCTATTTCGCTATGATAGTGCAGAAACCGTGCCCGGACTGCGGCGACCCCTACGAGGTGGCGCTGGACGAAACCCAACCCGAGGCGTTCCTCAGCGTATACCAAACCCTCGCCGTGTACTGCGACGCTTGCGTGGGGGTCAGGGTCAAGGCCTTGGAGCGCGCCGAGATGATTGAAGCACTTCGAAGCCGCTTCGAAACCCTGCTACGCCATGGCCTCGTAACGTCTCGCCTGCGGGAGGCGTCATTTGCGCGATCGGACCGGGCCATCGAGGCGATGAACCCGGAGGCGTGGAAAAACGCCCGAGAATGCCCTAGGACGCAAAATCTCTACATTTGGGGATCGGTAGGCGTAGGTAAGACCTATCTCGCCTTGTGCGCCCTGCGAGAGGCCTTTACGGGCGGCCTGAGCGTGGCGGAAGTCAGCGCAAGACGGCTAACCCAGGAATGCGACCGTTTCGAGTCGCAAAATTCCATGTTCCCAAAGTGGTGTACTGCTGGTGTGCTACTACTGGACGATCTGGATAAAACCGCGTGGAATTATCGGGGCATCAACGCGCTTTGGGAACTCCTGGACCGCCGCAGTGCGAGCCACCTCAGGACCATCGTTACCGCCAACGTCGAGATCAACGACTTGGTGAGGATGCTGGAGTCAAAATCGACCGACGGAGACTACATGAATGCGAGCATGGCGCGGGCCGCGCTGGACCGGCTGAAACCGTTCACAAAAATCGAGATGAAGGGGAAGTCACTGCGATGACTGTACTAGAGATGTTAAATTACGACCTCGATCATGAGATGGAAATGAGCATAGATGATCGGCTAGTAAGCGCGATTAGCGCGGCGCAGGAACTCGCGTCCAGGCTGGACGAACTGCATGATTTCATTCTCGCTGAAAGCATCGGCGAGTTCAACGAAAGCCAGTTGATGCTGTCCATCATTCGCGGGCCGGTGTACGACTCCGACGATTTTGATGGCGACTTTTACGATGACTGAACCCATGACCGACTACTGGTGTGAAATCCGCGATGAACGAGCGGCGATCTGTGAGTTTTATGCGGGTATGTCGCGACAGGCCGCGTGGGCGTTTGCAGTCAAAGAGGTGGATCGCCTGCGGGATGCGAAACGAGAGGAGAGACGATGCGCAGAGGCAAATACAACGCTAAGACAGTAGAGATCGACGGGCATAGGTTCGCCTCACAGGGCGAGGCGAGGCGATACGCGGAACTGCGACTGCTGGAGCGGGCCGACAAAATTCGGGACCTCGAACTCCAGCCGGGGTTCTGCCTCCAGGATGCGTTTACCGACAACGCAGGCAAGCGGCACCGCTCGATCACCTACGTTGCGGACTTCCGGTACTACGACGCGGAGATCGGGGCGTGGGCTGTCGAGGACTACAAGGGCTTCGAGACCGATGTGTTTTGCATCAAGAGGAAGCTATTTCAGTGTAAATTCCCCGACTACGTGTTTCGGGTGACGAAATAGCGGGGGCAAAATAAGTGTTGACAACCCTGGACAACATGTGTAACATCATGTCAGTTGTCTGGCGTGGTGAGGCAAGGCGGGGCGGGGCAGGGCGTGGCTTGGTATGGTATGGAAAATTTGAAGGTGAGGGACGCTTTTACGGCACGGCTTGGCGGGGCAGGGCAAGGCCGGGCAGGGCGAGGCGAGGTATGGTATGGAAATTTCAACTCAAGGAGAAAATAAAATGAGCAACAACGGATGCGGGATGCAGGTGGCGGGATGTTTTATCTCGCTCCTCGGCATGGCGTTACTGGGCATCGCGGCGCTGGCTGCGATGGCCGCTGCGGTTTAGCGCAGATAGAACAGGCGGGACCATGACAGTCGACAAGTGCCCAGTATGCGGAGGCGGCGTATTACAGACGCGGCTTTTCGGGCGGGAAAGGCGGTACTGTACCAGGTCCTGCAAACAGGCGGCGGAACGTGCTCGCGCAAAGGCCTTGCTTGCCGCGTGCCCCGAAGCGCCACCCAAGCCCAAACCGCCGCCCGCCCCTCCATGGGTAGACTACGAGACCAAGGCCGAGCGGCAACACCTCCGAGAATGCCTGTCCCTGGAGCAATTGCAACGCCAGATTCAGCGGGAGCGACGAGGCCGAGCGCCATACAGGGCGGGCACCATGGCCGAAGCCGCCGCAGTGGAAAAACAACTCAAAGGAGAAAAGTGATGACAGACAACCTGATATGGAGTTACGACTTGGACGCGGCCCCACGCGACGGCACAACGTTGCTGCTCAAGTTAAAATCTGGAGTCCAATATATTGGATACAGCGATGTAGATCACTGGGTAGGGGGTAAGTTTCACATCCCCGTGGCGTGGTGCCTGATGCCGAAAATCGAGGAGCCCGCACCCTCGCCGCCCCAGCGACCCCGATCTGTGGATGATGTTGCAGCAGAACTTGCGGCCCACGCCGCCTTCGCCGCCGCCCGCGCCTTGGCCGTGGATGCCATACGCGCTCGCACAGAGACGCCAACAGATCAGCAGATCGACGAACTCGCAACAGTGATCGAGCTTAAAAGTAAGACGCCGACTGAGTGGCGGCACCTGCCCATCCCATTTAGAACAACGCGCCGCGATCAGGCTCGCGCAGCCTTCGCGTACGTCGCGAAAGCGCTGGGGGAGGACCTGGCATGGGTGACGCCATGACCATCGAAGAAATCGACGACGAAATAGCGGAGTTAGAGGACGCCCGGCGGCGCGTCGAGGCAGAACTGGACAGCCTGTACCGGGCGCGCCGCGCGCTGATAAACAAGGAAGGAAAGGACGGGTTTATATGAAAATTTTGACGTTTGAGACGGTGGAGGTGGAGGTGGAGGCGGTGGAGGTGGTTGGGGATTGGGGGATTCATGGGGATAAGGAGGGGGGCTATGGGGTGACGCATATACCCACGGGGTGCCAGTCGTTGCGGGATCGCGTTTCGTTGTATTGGGCGCGCCAGTGGGCGGCGGTGTTGGATAAGAACAGGTCGAGGTTTCCGGAGGAGAAGTTTTTGTTTGGGTTTCATCCTTCCAAGGCGTGGCTTGATGTGGCGCGGGAACTTCGGCTTGAGTGGGAGGATCAGGTGCGGTCATGAACGGATGCCCACGCCTGCTTTGCGGATGCCAATCCCTGCACTACCGGAGGACCTGTCGTGAGTTATTCAGCATGGTACACGATCCTGCAATACCAGCCCGACGAGCGGAGGGCAGAACGTATAAACGTGGGCGTGGTGTTGGCATGCGAGGCCCTCAACTTTCTGCGATGTGCCACGCTGTCGTGTAGCCAGTACCGCGACCTCGCGAATATGTTCCCCCGCGCCACAGACACCCCGGAAGAGTTGTGCAACGCCGTCGAGGCCGTCGCTATGCAGATCCTCCGCGTGAGCCAGGCCATGGATCCAGGACGGTGGCCCACATTTCGCAACCAGGTGGCCGGTATTTCGCGAGGCATGGATGGAATAACTCGCCTGACCGGCTTCCAATATATCCCTAGCGTCGACGACCCACAGGCGGCGCTGCAGCGGCCGTTTGAAGAACTCGTAGAGACCACGTGACATGAGCGAACGAACGCGGATTATCCACCAGTCATCGACATGGGTG